CTCGAATGCCAAATGCGGTGCCGTAAAGGGTTCTGGATCGCCCTCGTAGGATTGCGCGAATGGATCCTCGATGAGGGTTACTCGTATGCCATTGGCGTCCTGTTGGTCATCGGAAATTTCCGCCACTCGCCAGAATGTAATTGCCGTTCCGTCCGTCCAGTCTGGCCAGCGGAATTGGCAAAATGCCCCGGCTTCAAGCCCGGCGTGCACGCGGTTTGCTTTAAAGCGCAATGTGGCCTGTGGGTATGCGGATTCCTGCAATAGCCGCTTGGCTTGTCGCTCCGCCACGTCGCGATTGCTGAATCCCAAAAGCTCGATCTGCCTTGATTGCACGCGCCCCACGGTCGCTATACATCCGAGGTCTTGAACAACCACAATCTCGCGTTGGTGGTTGTTCTGGCGATTGACGAATTCAAGCCGCAATTCGTTCAGCGTGCTCGGCCATGTCGGGCGGTTGAACTCGACATCGGCCACTTGATCGCGGGTGATGATGGTCATTGGCGCAAATGCCGTGCTGCGGTCCATGAGGCATCGCATGGCAATCTTTTCACCATTCCAGACAAGGATGCTGGAAACGTGGTCGCGCATGAAATTCACCGCTTCGGAGAGCAGGTCTTGCGATGTAAGCGTGAATGATATCCCGATATTCTTGCTCTCGAAATACCTCGCAGTGCTGGCAAAGCTTTCGATATCCAATAGGTCATGAGTGACAGCCGCCCCCCATGTCTTGTTGGTCAATAGCTCAAACAATGCCGCTGCCGGGTTGGCGTCATGGTAGCTCGAATGGGCAGAATTGGCGCTGCCACGCACTGGGAAATCATCAATGGCGACACCGGATTCATCCAAGGCTTTCGGAAGGCGTTCGATGTCGAACAGCAATGTGGCGGGTGCCGTGTTGGTCCCTACCTTGAAATCGATGAAGTGGGCAAAGCAAACCCCGCGGTGGCTTTCGTGTGCCTCCTGATAGGCATCGCCAGAATCCCTTGTCTGCGTTGTGCTTCCGCGATATACACGGCAGAACCCGGCGAATTTGTTCGGCCCTTTCAGTTCCCTAACTGCGCTGTCACCCGACACTGAGAAGTCGATGGTGTTTGGCGTCGTGGTGCCATCTTTTTGCGGATTGCTCGCGAGGATATTCGACTCCCCCGGCGACATGAGGATTTTCGTTATTCGGTCAACTGGTCCGACGCACAAGGCATAATCCCAAGAGAGGCGATATTCGTATCCAATGATTCGCTGCTCTTTGACGACGCGATCCGGGCTTGTCGATGGAGCGCTGCCACCGCCGCCGCCTTTCCCGCCGCCAGAATCGCCGCCGCTTTGATTGCCCTGACCGGGCACGACTGTCTTGTAGGTCTCCGTCACGGGAATCGTCCTGACACTGGATTCATCATAGCGAACGTGGTTCCCTGATATCCTGACTGTGCCAAATGTCACCGGCACCGGGCGGGCTTCCGTGGCGGTTGCGAATTGCAATTCCTCCGGCTTCGGCACATTCGAGTTACGGGTTCCCGCGCCCTGCACGGACCCGGCCCCAGGGATGCCAGCCCCGGCGACACCGCCAGCGCCTTGGATGAGCGTGGCGGTGGCGCTGAAAGTCACGCCCGCCGCAACAGTGGCCAGACTGGCGAGCCCTGCGGCCACAAAAGCATAATAGGCGATCCCGCCTGTGACGATGCCGGCCGCAACCGCTACCCATGTTCGTGTACTCATAATTGTATGGCCCCGTGGATGGTTGGGTTCTTGTTCGGGAGTTTCGAGAATCCCCCGAAATTTACCGCGTTGTTGAATTTTTCCGCGCAATCCTGCACGGTGTGACGGCATCCGGCGTATATCATCAACTCGTCACCGACTTCCAAGAATGGCTCCCAGTGACCGAGTGTCAAAAGCGTGTTGGTGGTCTCATGTGCGCAATTTATCACCGTGAAGTTTTGCCCGCTTTGGTGCGTAAAATACCCGCCTGCAAAATGGTCTGCCGCAACACCGGAAACTTGCCCGGTCAAGACAAGCTGGCGGTCGGCCCTGCGCAATTCCTCGACCGTGGCCACCCAGACGTGATCGTCTTTGTTTACTCCGCATCCTTGCCCGTATAGCGGCCATTGGCACGTGCGGTTGAACCACACGCGAGGGATAGCGGCTTCCATATGATACGGCACGGGAAGACATCTGGCGGTCGCTAGGTCTTGCGACATCGCCACGCCCTGAACGATTCCAGATTGCGCCAGATAGGTATCCACTCCCCACGCTGCCGTGGTGCCAGTTGTGGCCACCCGTATAACATCGATCCGGAGCGGGCTTGCCGGGACGGTCACGAAATAGGCATTTAGGGCGGCAAGGTTAAATCGCCCTGTCACGTCGAATCCAGCCCGGTCAAAATCGGCCTTGCGTTCCACGATGCCATGCGTGATCTGCATTGGCGTAAATTCCTGCGGGTCATCGGATTCGTAGCTCGCTGGCATACCAGTAAGCCACACAGGCACGTCATGCGAGGTAGCAAAGATGGTGGCCTGCCCGGTTGGCCGGATGGCGTAGCAGTAAAGCGGCGCTGTCTGCGGTGCCCCCTCGTGTGCCTGCACGCTCGATGGTTGGAAGTTACTCATGCTGGGAAGCTGCGGGTGATTTTCCGGTTAAGCGTGATCGTGAATGTCCATCCCGAATCTTTGCGCTGTAACTCGTCAAAGATCCAGATAAATGCCACGTGATATGCCGTAATGTCCGTAGGGGCTGCGGTTCCAAAATTCAGCGACATGGCTTTGATGTCCGTAAAATTTCCGGCCCCAATGGTCACGCGGCATGTATTGGTTCGCGTGCCGAATCCGTCATTACTGGTCGTGTGGGAATCCGAGGACCTGACGTAGTAATCCGCATTCGCACCCCATGTCTCGCCACTGGCGACAGTTTGCGTCACGCGCCCGCCAGTCATCCCGCTGGATATAAATGCCGGCATATTCGCCCCGGCCCCGTTGGTGCCGTTTGTGACTCGATACAGCGCAATCGACATGTTTTGATTGGAGAATGCCCCGCGTGGCCCGACCGGGCTGTCAAGCACGCTGAGCGGGTATGCGGTATGCTGAAACTTGGTCAATAGGTTATTCTTGACCGTTCCATCAAGTCCCGCCGCCCCCGCGTCGATTGCGCTTGTCACGCGCACTTTTGTGCTGCTAGGCACGCTCGCAATAGTCCATTCGCCGTCATACCATGTGGCGGGCGTTGCAAGCCGCACGGTGCCGCCAGTAGCGGCCCCAGGGTTGGCCGTGCTGGTCACCACAAAGGTGTCGCTGGTTGGCGTGCTCGCCACCGTCCATGGCCCGTTGTATCCGGCCACGCTCGACCCGGCAATCACCACGGCATCGCCGGGAGAATATCCATGCCCGGTGGCGGTGACGGTGAAGTCGCTCGACGTGCTGGCAATGCTCGTTACCAGCGTTCGCGGACGCAATGCCCCGGCGATATTGATTTTCCCGCCTGCGACGTAGTGGTGCGCTGCGGTGGTCTCGACCTCGAAGTAAGTCGATGTTGAGGTGATGCTGGCGATGTTGTACGTGTATGGCCAGCCTGTCAGCAATCCCGCAAGGTCACGCGTTGCGGGCGTCTTTGGCCCGCCATCCACCATTGTGAAAACATAGGTGACACGCAAGATTTCCCCAACCCCAACGGATACCGGAGAATCAAGAAGGACAATCGAATTCATCAAGGCCGATCCGCCTGTGTTTTCCGACACCCCGACTTCTGTGTAGATTTCCGCAGATGTGTTATCAGGAAAAATGAAAACCGTTGTATAAACATGCGTTCCGGTGGAGTCATTCCGGCTTTCCGTCTGGGTTCCGCCGTTGGATGTCCGGTTTTGGTCCTTTACGCGTGTTGCCAATGCGGTGCGCTCCGTCCTCCATTTCGTCACCGCTGCCGCCGCTACCGTTTGGGATTCAGCGACCTGAACTTCCGTTGTGCTCGTATATGTGACGATCCTAGCTTGCTCGCCAGTCGCCCAACGGATGACCCGCCCGACATCGCCCGCGCTGAATGTGCCGCTCCCGCTGGCCCGCGTGACGGTCGTTCCGGTCTGTTGGTAGGTTCCATCCATGGCGTCGCGTACGGGAGTCGTCCCGGTGCCGACGTGGCAGTATTGCGTCCATGTTGGAAGCTGGCGAGTCCACAACAATGACATACCTGTGTTGGTTATCATGTTCCGCTTTGTCGTGCTGCGTAGAACATTTCCGGATCGGTCCAGAACATCCAGCCTGAACTCCCCGGCGGCATTTGCGTGTTGGTCAATTCTCATAAGCGCCTGTAATGGATATCGTTGTTGTGGTTTCGTCGTCATATCCGGCGTCGCGGCCATTCTGGACGGCTTCCCCGGTGATTTCGGTGATGCTCAATGTTTCGTCTTCAATTTCCTCTGAGTCAACCTGGACGTTAAGGTAGCTTCCCAGCATCTCGACCGATGCTGATGTGTCTTCCGATGTGCTGCGGTCACGTATTGTGGCCCCGAAGGCATAAATGCCCGAGATGCTGGCCACCCCGCCCGATGCGGTATCGCCGCTGACTTGCAACTCGCGGGTCGGATTGACGTAAACCCACAAGGGCGAGATTGTCCCGCCTGCCGTGTCGCGTATCGGTGGAATTGGCGGGATGTAGAGATCCGACACCCAGCGCCCAAGATTGTGACATGCCGTCATGCCCTCGACCCAGATACGATCCCCTGCGGCATTGGTTCGGACGCGGGTAAGCCAAAGAGGCATCACTGGCGACGCACAAGCGATGTATTCGATCGCGAAGCTGTCACGCTGTGCGCGGGCGTATATCTTCCCCTCCCCGGCCTTCAAGTAATAGACGATCAGATCGGCTTCCCCACCGGATATCTCGCCATTGATTGCCCAGTTTTGAAACATCACGGGTGAGCGCCCGGTGAAATTCAGAGCCTGCGGGGTTCCGGCATTATGCCACCGCAAGCGGATTGTTTCGGCCTCATGCTGCCAAACAAGCGCATCGCGCCCCAACACGTCAAACCCCCCATTGATATGCTCTACATCCGCACCGCCATCCCATAATGTGCTGTATCGCGTCTCACCAGGACCAATCCATTTGGCCCCAGTGGTATCCAGCGATCCATACCATGTTGAACTGTATGGCTGCGCCTGCGGTGTCGCATAGGCTTCCGGCCCGATGGCCTGCCATTGCAAAAGCACGCTCAACTCAGGACGCACGGCAAATTCCTGCGCTCGCGTGAGTGCCTTGGATTCATAAATCTCGATCCCGGTAGTCGGCTGGTCGGCTTCCCTGTCTTGCTGATTGCGTGCCTCTACGATGCCGAGCTTAACCTTTGCCCGGTCTGGCGTCATGTGCTCAAAGGATACTTCATCATCGGCTATGCGGGCAAACCAGCAAAAGCCAAAGATGCACCGCGTGAGGTCTTCTGAAAATGGCAATGGTGGCGTGACAGTGATGGTGCTGAGTTCCCCGTTATCCACGGCTGCCACGACTCGGCCAATCCATAATGTTCTTCCCGGTGTATAGCACCAGATGTTCCGGCCGGCAGCATCCGGCGTGTCATCGCCCATGAACTCGGAAAAGTTTCTCTCTACTCGGATCGTCGTTTGCCCCGTGGTGCTGGTAAAACGCGCGCGGAAATCACGAGTCCATGATGGCCATTGGAACGGTTGCCACTTGCCACGTATGCGGAAGATGAACTCACGGAATAGCCTGATTTGCGTCGGCCCCCGTAGCGTGATGGTTGCCGATGCCGTGCGGGTGGATTCCGTTGGCCATCTAGCTTCCGCCGTGGCCCCCATCGCTACTGCAATGTTGGATCTTTTCGACGCCTCTCCGATGCTGACTTTATCCGTAAAATCAGGGTCAATCGGGAAGATGTCATAGAATACCGGCATAGATCAAAGCGTTCTGAAGGAAAGATTTTCATCGGCCCCTGCGGGCTTTCTGCGCGTGATGGCAGTGTCGCCAGATTCCGCCACACACAAGCGGACAGGATAAACCCATGTGTTGGCCGCTTGCGCGGTTGCTGTGGCGGTCACAAGCGTAAGCGTGCGCTCCATCACGCTCTCGATGGTGCGGACAATTCCGCCCAGATAGATTTCGCCACCAACTGGAAATTCTTCTGGAAGCGGAATGGTTTCGAGGATAACCGTATCGGCATCGGGTTGCGCCAATGATAGTCGTTGCCCCTCTGCCCACCACGGGACTTTCAGCGGCGTCCGTGCCCGGTTCTTTCTCACCTCATGGAGATTCAGCGAGTCATATTCGGTCAATCCAGTTACCCAGTAATCCATGAGCCGTGTGGGATGGCGGCGACGGCATACACGTTGCTCCCGGCCCGATCTCGCCTCATTGACCGCCGTGGAAAAAAAGTAGCTGTGCCGGACGCCTTTCGACCAATCCGGCTGGATGGCCAAAAAGACAGGATCGAGATCCGCTGTATCCGGTATGCTCACCTTCCTCCCCCTTTGGCCAGTATGGCACGCACTTTCGGAGCTTGGCGGGAAATCGCGTTGAGGATTGCATCCGGGTTGCGGGCAATCACGTCAAGGATTTCGCGGCTGTCGGTGACATTCACGATTGTTAGATTTTGCCCATTGGTGCCTTGTTGGCTCGGTTGCTCTCGAAGGTTCCGGCGAATACCCTCCGATTGCTGGCGGGTTAATACGGTTTCGCCTTTTTCTAGGATTGCGGGTTGCTCGCTTGTCGCCATGCCGCCGCTGTGTAGGCGCATGGCGGGACCAGCGGCCCTCATGGCGTTGCCATCGCCCACGATGCCGCCAGAGTGCAAGACAGCGCCTGTGGATGGAGCCGAATAAGTTGTTGGCACTCCAGCGTAAGATGTGACGGATTTCACCAATAATCCAACCGCGTATTGCACCCACATTTGGGTAATCATTTCAATGATAGTTTCGATTATCCTATCCCCCATTTCGCGGAAAGCATCACCCCATGATTTGGTGCCCTTGATTGCGCTGGATATGGCGTCTGTCATTGATCCAGAAATACCTTGCGTGATTCCCGTCAAAGTTTGGTCGGCACCAATCTCTAAGTTTGTCCATTCATCGGTCAATCGGGTTAAGTTAGTTCGTAAATCTTCTATGCTTTCTTTTTGCTTATCAATTGCGTCAGTAGTGGTATCGACGGCCATTCCTGCCGATTTTGGTTCAAGCTCAGGCAAGTTGACGGCATACTTGGCATCGTAGTCTTTGACCATCTGCTCAAACATGGCATCACGGTTGGCAGATAGGTTAATATCCGTCGCATTCCACGCCTCACCGATTGACATAAACGACGGCGCGGCTTTGGCTGCCTGTGGGGCTGGCGTCTGCATGGCCATCTGGCCAAATGGCTTGTTTCCGAGTATATCAATTCCGGCCACGTTGGAATTCCAGAACTCGGCAAAGCCATTTTTCATCTTCAGAAGGAAATCCTCGGCGGCTTTCTGAAGAGCCTCGTTTAGTCCATAGACGGCTTCCACCATGGCTTTCATTATGTTTTTGGCAAAGCCAATGAT